CAAAGTGGAACAGCTGCGAAAACTCAGGATTTCAAAATTCAAACAGCCGTTACACAAAACGTACAAAATAGTACGTACACAAAAGTGCACACTGAACTGCACACTAGGTCTAGGGTAATACTGGACCTAGACCTAAGCACTTTCTTAAATTAAGCATCCTCGTAAACGTAGTCTTGCATATACTGAACACCAAGGCTAACCGAAGTTGATGGCAACTGTTGGCCGTCCGCGCCGGTATAATAGAAAAGACAAAACAACCCACGGGTAGTTGGGGTTGTCGAATTGTCGTTAAACTTTACCATCTGGGGGTAATGTTTGGTGAGATCAAAACTGAAATTAGCATTCAGTTTAAAGTCGTTGTTGCTGTACGCTTGAAACGCCTGTTGATTTGCAGGGGTTGCAGCAGCACCAGCATACTGAGAGTAACCGATCTTGAAACTCTTCGAGGCTAAAACACGATACTTGTCCGTGTTAATAGGACTCCATAGATCAGTAAGGTCATTAGAGAATCCACGACTGGAACCACCGTCCTGAAAGAAATCATTGCCGGGTTGAGGAACAGCAGTGGGATCACTCTTGTCGTAGAATATCCACATCTTCAGTTGAACTGGACGCGGATTTCCATTAGTGCCAGCGTTGTAAGGAGTCGGAACAACCGTCCCCTTAAACATCAACTTCTTAGTCTTAATGGTGTTACCAATACGACTTCCCTGGCCAGTACCCTGGGCGATCAACATTAAAGCGCCTGGGCCTAATTCAATAACATTGTCTGGGAAATTCACAGCAGCAGAAGGATACAATGATTTTTCAAAATTGAACTGCTGCTTGCATTTGTTTTCAATATTGCGCGCGATCTCTCGCTTCACAATCTTCTTGATCGAAGTCTTACGAGAGTAGGACTTTCTCTTAGTTGAACGCTTACGCTTCAAAGTACGTCTTTTCTTGAAAGCCATCTTTAATTAATTATGAAAATTATGAAAATAATCTTAAAAATATTCCTAAAGGGAATGGATGTCCTCGATCCGCGCTTCGCGCTCCTCGTCGTCCCGACCCCCTCCCGCAGGTCGCCTGTCGGCTCCGGCGGGGTCCGGGGGGTCACTCTCAGATAATAACACAATCTCTCCATTGCCAACTCGAGGGGCCGGTGGAACATACACTTCCGTGCGATGCCTAAGCACCACACGACGGAGGATAGGGTTGAGAGCTGCGGTATCGTGCCAAATATCAGCAGGGTGATAATTTGAAGTCACGACAACCTTTTTGGGTCTAATCTTCACGGTAGAACCTTTAATCTCGGCTGGGAACACATACTTGTCCAGCCAGATCTTATACTGCCCAGGGTGGTCTGCGGCAGACATGTCCACATCTTCAATGAGAACAACGTCTTCAAACTCATACCCATCCCACCACTTGGCGAAGGTCAACTTGGAAAATAAACCAGGATTCTCCTCACGAGCGACATGAGACTTCCCTGTCCCGGTCGGTCCCCAAATCCACTCGTTCACCACATCGGGAGACAAGTCATCTAACTTACGCTTGGATGCCTTGATTCTAGCAGCTGCATACTCCACCTGCTTAAGGTTACGGACAAGAATATCAGGACGCATATCCTCAGGACGTCCTTCTTGGACACACACAAGAGCATCTGCATATGCGTCTTGTTCCATCTTGCCTTTATCAGCAGGGTCCTTCGGGATGGACCCAACTTCTTCAAACTTACCGTCCTTGGAACAATAAGTTCGGTTCTGGCTAGGGAGTCCCTTGGACGCCTCCCAATGAGCCATAGCATTGATCTTCTTACAAGAAGATAAAGTGCGCGGGCTGGTGAAATAAAAATAGCCCTGGAGATGCGGAGTGCCGCTTTCACCGACCTCCTTACCAATAATAACATACTTACACTCGACGGCCAACAAATGTTGATACACATCTTCGGTGTAATTATTTAAAGTAAAACAATAACTTCTAGATTTAGACATCTTTAATTAATTGTGATTTACAAAGTGGAACAGCTGCGAAAACTCAGGATTTCAAAATTCAAACAGCCGTTACACAAAACGTACAAAATAGTACGTACACAAAAGTGCACACTGAACTGCACACTAGGTCTAGGGTAATAC